CAAAATCAGACAATTTAACCAGCTTATTCAAGAACTTGGAAGTCCTGAGATTATCTTAAGTCGACTAAACATCGGTGTATATATTGAGAAAATTGCTAATAGCTTATCTCTTGATGTTACAGACTTAATAAAAACTGAAGAACAAATCCAACAAGAACAAGCAGCAGCACAAGAAGCAGCACTCGCACAACAAGGTGCTGGTAATCTAGTCGATGCGGGTACAAAAGATTTACCGCAACAAATGATGCAACAAGGCTAATTAATCTAAAGGAGATAAACAATGGCTAAACAACAATCGCTATACGAATTAAAACAGAATGGTGTAAAAACCAAAAATAAGAATACAATTACAGACGCTGATTACTACCTACGAGATAAAGAAGAGGAAGCTAAACGAGGCTACCCTAACAGCATCGATATGACTCCAGCTCCAAAACCTACACCTAAAGCACCAGTAGCTAAAGGAGAGTAATATGGCTGAAGAGCAGATGGTAGATACAGGTGTGGTTGAACAATCCCCACAGATGTCTGAGCAACAACAAGTAGAAGCAGCAGCTAAGGCACGTTACCAAGAGTCACAAAAGACTGGTGACGAGGCAGCTGAAGGTGTGCCGGAAGGTTACAATGAAGATGGAACACCTAAAGAAGAGCTGATTGCTGGTAAGTTTAAATCACAAGAAGATTTGTTACAAGCTTACAATGAATTACAAAAAAAACTAGGCGAGCCTAAAGAACCTGAAGCACCCAAAGAAGAACCTAAAGTTGAAGATACTGCCGACACTGGATTCAATGTCAACAAGTATGAACAAGAGGTTGCAGAAAAGGGCAAACTATCAGATGAGTCTTATGCTGATCTAGCCAAAAAAGGGTTCACCAAACAACAAGTAGATCAATACATTCAAGGACAAACAGCTTATGCTGAAACAGTCAAAAATACTATCTACAATTCAGTTGGTGGACAAGAGCAGTACGTAGAAATTATTAATTGGGCATCACAGAACATGACTGAAGACGTTATCAACGACTACAATTCAGCTGTCGATAGCCTAGACCAACAAAGAGTATTACGCAACTTAGAGTACATGAAGTTAAAGTATGACCAACAAGCACCTACAGCAGCTCGTAGGATTGAAGGTGATTCAGCTGGTAACGGTATGCAACCATTTGCAGACAAAAACCAATGGCAGAAAGCTATGACTGATAGACTCTACGGCAAAGACGCTAAGTATACCAAAATGGTAGACCAAAGATTCTTAGCTTCTCGTAAGCGTGGTATTCTATAACTAATTTGCCCCTTTCCTCGTTTCGTCTCCTTTAGGGGTTTGGGGCAATTCAATACTATAAAGGACGACATCTTAGCTAAGCTGTCACTAGTAGACGTACTAAGACACTTAATAATGTAGCGTAATCTACAGAAACTATTAGTAACCTTAGAGCAGATTTGTAAGTATTCTGTAAGCCCTGACAACAATGACGCGCTCATGTTCAAAGGACAACTTAAAGATTATTATATAAAGATAGCTACGATTACAAAATACACATATCATATTTAAGGAAAATAAAATGGCATTAACAGTAAATAACATTGGTAATTTTACCACTGGTACTCGCGGTATCCCTACCGACATGGACAACGCTTTAGAAATCTATTACGGTTCAGTATTAACAGCATTTGACCGTAAACAAGTGTTTCTAGATTTGGTTACAACTAAATCAATCGACAGCGGTTCTTCAATCTCTATTCCTGTAATTGGTCAGTCTTCTGACGCAGACACAAACACTCACGTACCGGGTACTGAGTTAACAATGTCAACAGTTGCAGTTAAAGAGCGTATCATCAACATCGATGCTCTTGAATACTTTGCAATGGCAGTAGATAAATTTGAAGAGAAAGTTCTTCACTTTGAAACACGTGGCGAATTAGCTAAACAAGCTGGTGAAGCTCTAGCGGTTAAGATTGACAAAGCTGTTGCAGCTATGTTGGTTACTGCATCACAAACTTCAGGTACAATTGGCGGTGCTGCGGTACAAGCTGACGGTACAG